ATATGGCGTTTGGCCTGAGACAGATCCAGCGCCCGATAAAGCTGAGCGTTGGAAAAACGTCTATGATTCGGTTAAAGAGTCATTTGAAGAGGGTATATCTAAAATGGCAAAGGCGGTGCCGCCAATGCCGCCCGCTGAAGATTATGGCATGGCTGCCACGGATATGATGGGCAACGCCATGGGTGGATCAGCAATTCCAGCTGGACCGCCAGCAGCTCCTGCACCACCGCCTAAACCAAAACCAGCACCGTCCGCACCGCCTCCTCCGCCACCACCAGCAGCAGCTCCTACACGAAAAGCTCCTGTTGCAGCAGCACCTCCTCCAGCACCACCAGCGACGGCTGCAAAACCGTCAGCGCCTGTCGAGAAACCACAACCAGCAGGTGCAGGTATGAAACCCGGCGGAGGGGTCGGGTTGAAACTACCAACTCCTTCCGGCGGTGACAAATGGATCATGGATATGATCAAACGTCACGAAGGTGTTATGACAAAACCATACAAAGATAGTGTGGGTCTTTGGACAATTGGTGTTGGTCATTTAATAGGTGATGGTAAAACGCTTCCACCTGAATGGAATCGTGAATTCTCGATGAAAGAAGTCGATGATATGTTCGCGGTGGATTACGAGTCACATAAAAAAGCTGCAGAAAAGATGCCTGGCTTTGACAAGGTAAATGAACAAGGGCAAGGCGCCTTGATCGACTTAACCTTCAACATGGGTAATACCTGGTACAAGAAGTGGCCGAACTTTGTTAGGAATATGTCTGAGGGAAATACGCCAGGCGCTGCCGCTAGCCTCGAGGACAGTAAATGGTACCAACAAGTTAAAACCAGAGCTGTCACTATTGTTGGTCTGATTAGAAACAGTGGTAAAGATCTTGGCGGCTCAAGTACAGCAGTGGCTGCTGCAAAGAGTGATAATATGAAGGCCGCGGCGGCCGGCGGTAGTACTACAGTCGTTACTGCTGCTGCAGATACAAAAAAGGCGCCGCAAGCGGCGCCTCGTCAGACACAAGCGTTACCGCCTATTGGTTAACCGTCTGCAAGTTTCTGAAACATTGCAAGATCGTCATCCTCTTGCTCATCCCACGGTGCGCTGGCAGCTTTCGGCTGTGCAGCTGGACGAGCCATCTGACGTGGAGCAGGAGCCGCTTCATCTTCCTCCCAAGCACTTTGCTTAGCAGGTGCAGAGACCGAACCTTCAAGGTTCAGAACCTTAGCTAGACGTCCCTTAACCTCATCGTAAGTCTTAAAGTTCTTACGCTCGAGGAACGACTGCAGTGGGTGCTCTTGTTTCCACACGGACTCGAGCTTGTCGTCATCCTCAAACAGAGCAGACGGGCTATCGAATTCCGACTTATCGTAGTTGGAGTAACCTTCAACTTTACGAATCTTCAGCTTAAAGTTAGCACCAGCCCACAAATCGAATGGGTTCAAAGGGGTCTCATCTTCAAACTCAGGGTTCATTGCTGCATTCAGCTTGTCAAAGATCTTCTTGCCATACTTAAACAGCATGACCTTACCCTCATTCTCAGGGTGAGCAGGATCCTTAACAATGTAAACGTTGCTAATGAATGACAGCTTACGCTTCTGCGCACGGACTGTCTCTTGGTTCTCCTTAGAACCTGTATTCCACAAAGCACTATTGTGCTCACAGACAGGGCACTTCTCGTTGACCGAGGTCAAGCAACCGTCAATCAGCCAGCCACCAGGACCTTTGAAAGCGTGATCAAACAGACGAACAAAAGGAACATCCTCACCAGCCGGTGCAGGAAGAAAGCGAATAACAGCATAGCCGTTTCCTGCTTTATCAACTTCGGGACGCCAGAAGCGATTGTCATCTTGTGGTTTGTTTGTGGGGGATGCTAGTTTCGTCAGCTCGTCGTTGAGCTTAGAAAGGGAGTTGGTGCTGCTCTTCTTGAGCGATTTGAAATCGATTGTCATATGTATTTCCTTGTATTAAACGTATAGTTGTATATTTGCGTATCCACGTTATGCATAACGATAGAAGTATTTATCTTACCTCTTCAGATCGAACTTGTCAACAACAATTTTTTTACATTTTTCTTTATCATACTCCATGAAGGGTTGATACTTTTTACATTTCTGCCTCACGTCAGGCCAAATGATTTTCTCTACGATGTTCTTGTTCCAGTTAGGAACAAATCGCAGAATGTCGTTCATAATTATGAACGTTTCTATGGTGATCTCGTCGCTGAGAAGCAACTTCAGTGCATGAGGATGTTGACCCTCATTAACAACAAAGCTACTGACCAGATCATCATTGAACTTCTCCAGGTCACTCATAAAAACGTACGTCAGTGATTGACGAGTACGTTGCCACTTCTGATAGAGTTTGTCGCTCTCTTCATTTCGAATAACATCACCAATCCACATATCCTTGTGTCCGTACACAAACAACGAGACGAGAAAGTTCGTTATGTCTTTATGTTTGGATAGTTTGTGAAAGAAGTATTTGTCATTACGACGTTCGAACGAATCGCGTTTTGCTCTGACAGCTCCACCGTACTTAAAATAGTCATAAGTTTTTGAGGTGAAGTGGTTCTTCAGAGAGATGTAATGTTTGTACGCTTCAAACGGTTCCATTCTCAAATTATACATTATATTGGGAGTTTTGTCGTCTTCGGAAAATAGTTTAGTGCCTCAGCCTCATCTTGGATCTTGGCTTTCATCTTAGCGCTGGTCTTAATTAACTGGCCAGCTACCTCGATCTCCATTCCAGTGAGCTCACAATACAGAATAACTGCATCCATAAACTCGATACGCTTCTCAAAAGCAAGGGACTCAACTTCACGTTGGAAGTCCCTTATTGATTTTGCTGGATTAATACTCATTATTTGAACACAACCATGGCAAGAAGAACGGCCTGGATAAAGAATCCAATTCCACCAGTAATAATGTTCAACACATCACGTGTAATAGTAGCGCGAAGGAACATTAAGAACAGTCCGCCCCACACAAAAATGACAACGTCAATTGAAGGTAGTCGGTCCGACACACCAAGAAGAACAGAGATGATGTTTGGAACAAATGCGCAGTGCATCAAAATGGTGGCGAACCAACCAATCGAATTCATACTAACAGTCTTTGCTCGCTCTACAATGATGCTGTAGTACTGCTTCACGATTTCAGTCATGTTTATTCCTTGTAAAAAATATGACGGCCAATAGTAGCGACTTTTTCTTTCTTCCATTTTGGGTTCACATAGTCTGCATGATAATACATTGCTTCTTTCAGTCCGTCAAGTCGGAAACCTTCCAACAGGACCTTCTTAGCAACAGCTTCGGATTCTGAGTAGAACTGTGTGTGTACTGGTTTCACTTTGTGATTCCGCTCACAGTACCACGAAAACTGACAAACGACTTTCTCATAGAAGACGTTCTTTTGGTAAACAACCTGACAGATGTCGTTAGGAAACTTACCGCTTTCAGCTCTATTAATTGTAACCTGAGCGACAGCTACTTTACCTTCAAAAGGCTCGCTTGCTGCTTCCCAGTAAATATTCTGCGCAAGACATTGCAGTTGTCTTTCACGCTCTTTTAGTGTGACAGTTGTTAGTGACGCATAAGAGTTGTAAGTATCGATACTTCTCTGCACGGCCCAATTCATAGCTGTAAATATTGCGTACACAAACGCAAGCAATGTAACAACCTTCAAACCTACACCGCCTAACGCAAGTGCTTTGTTGACGTATTGCTTCGACATTGTTTCTCCTTTAAATACGAAGTACGCTTATTATAACACAAACCTGATATAAACTCAACGCTATAAATAGACCGCAATTCCTTGCCAGTCCACTAAATTATGAACACAGATCAATCCGCATTCACAATCCTCAAAAACGCTTATCGGTCCAGTCACGAGTCCGGTAAAAAACTTCTCGCTCTTCAAATCCTTGCACACATTGCCCTCATTGTTCTTATAATCAATGGAACATGGTTGCAATGGATTGGGTGTCTCATTGCGTACACTCTCTATATGGGGATAGGCATGTCGATTACCTATCACCGCTTACTTTCCCACAGGTCTTTTGAATGTCCACTGTGGTTCGAACGGTTCGGCACACTCTGTGGTGTGATCGGTGCTCTTGGTAGCCCTATAACTTTTGTGAGCCAGCACCGTGAACATCACCGTTATTTAGATAAGCCTAGAGACGCGTACTCTCTGGTCAACAATCCGTGGTGGTTTGTACAGTGGTTTACAATGCTCAAACAAGTAAGCCTAATGCGAGCACCTGAACTTCTCCGTGACCGGTTTTGTTGGTTCACTCACAAACATTTCTTCAAGATTCACATGGCGTATGCTTTGTTGCTTGTGTTAATTGACCCGTTCGCTGTTGTGTATTTCTATCTTGCACCGGTTGCTTTGACGTGGAACGCGGCTAACGCATTGAACTCGATTGCACATCAGTTACCAGGTGTCGATATTGGTTACCGTCATCCCGGACAAACAAACAGTAGCGTTTGTGTTCCGTTCCTTGGCATTGTTTGCTTTGGTGAGGGATGGCATTCGAATCATCATTATGACGTACGCAACCCTAAAGTGGGTAAAGCGTGGTGGGAGGTGGATTTTGGATACTGGATCATCAAGCTGGTCAAAACTAACTAATTACGAGGTCGTTGCAACACACGACTTTACACCGCAGTTTGTGGAATATGTGGTCGAACTATACAGACCATTCAGTGAAAGTGACGACCCCAAAGGATACAACTACACACCAGCGAAGATGCGTCAGTACTTTGCAGATGGTAGGTTTGCCCATGGATTTTACATTGTAAAATTTAAAGGTAAGGTAGTCCTTGCGTTTGGCGTCGATGACTTTCACGGTTGGGGTGTCGTAACAAGGTACCTCAGATTCGATAGCCAGATCTTCATTCCTATTGGATTCGGTGTCGGATTCCCATACGTTCTTCAAACCCAAAAAATAAAAGGTCTTTGCTCCACACAGAACAAAGACCAAAAAGATTTGATGGGAATGATTGTAAGGCGTTATTCTAAACACCGAAATGAGGATACGCTGTTTGGTGCCGCCGCCCGTATGGTATCACAGCTAAGAAAATTAGACTATGATGTGATATACAGAGGGGTTGTCCAAACAGCGTACGTTTACGGAGGAGATCAAACCCCTCCGTTTCAAGCAGCTAGCACTTCCTTCAAACGGTCAGCAGCGTAAGATGCAGCAAATGCCTTTGGCTTGACCATAGGAACAACGTTACACGTTCCCTTGATGTAACCAATAGCTTGCTGCACAACGCAGCTTGAGCCATACTTTTCATCAGGGTTAATGTCAAGGTGCACTTCAACGTAACGGTCTTCAAGCACATCTGCAAGTTCCTGGAACAATGCAGACACGCGGTAGACTTCGTTCATAAGGCGCAGTGCAGGCTTGTTTTTCTTTTGATCGAAGTCGAGCTCTTGATCGATCTGACCAAAGATTTTACATCCATGGCAACCATCAATGTGAACGACAACGGCTAGTGTATACTCGGCGTACCATTTACCGTCCATTTTGAATCGAACGGAGTCAGCGCCAATGTAGACCTTTGTAGATGGTGATTGTTCCACAATAAACGCTTTTACTTCAGCTATGTTCATCTTTTTCATGATACACCTCAATTAATGGTGCGGGCGGAGAGAATCGAACTCTCAACTAAACGTTGGCAACGTCTGATTTTACCATTAAACTACGCACGCGATATGGTGGTACTAGAAGGTAACGATCCTTCCTGACAGGCTTATGAGACCCGTGCCTATCCGTCTAGGCTATAGTACCGATGGTTGCGGACCGTGGTAACGCTCCACGCTCAGTCAGGCTTATGAGACCTGCCGGGTCACTTGACCTGCCCGCGATAACTATTATACAACATTCCAATGGTGCTCTCAACAGGGAACGATCCTGTGTCTCAGCCTTACCAAGGCAGTGTAATACCTTTATACTATGAGAGCTTAATGTCGGTGCTGCAAATGTGATAATACCTTTGCAACGTGTCCTGGTGTAAAGGGAACATTCAATATCATATGTATGCTGTTATTCACCCAAGACATTGTTCTATGTGTCTTTCTCGTATTAACGTAGTACACACGTCCCATCTCAATCTGGAGCTTCTTATCTGTTTCCATGATCCAATCATACTCCATTGGAGCACAGTTGTTTAGAAACGCTACCAAGCGGAAGCTTTCTCTTGGCATCTCGGGATGATCACGATGAGGAACAAAGTATGCTCCTACATTACACTGAACAAGAAACGAACGACCAAGAGGTTGGAACTCATCCAAGACAGGATGG